AGTTCTGACTCCTGCTCAACTGCTGCTCTTAGACCCTGTAACACCTCCCCGTAGTCATTGTGGGCTGTTGCCCATGCCTCTCTAGAAGATACTGTTCCGGCAGGGGCTTCCTGTATGAGCATAGCCAGCTTAACCCTTCTGAAATCCTCAAGGTACTTACGATCCGCAATAGCTTTGGCTAACGTACCAACCTTCTCTGTCATCCAGTGTAGAGCACTTTCTACTGACTGCTCATCTATCATAATACGTTGTAATGCTCATATGGTTTATACTCTGCGGATAGTACACCAGCCTGTATAGCTTTGTCAAGTGTTTGGATGATAAACCAGAACTGGTTATCAAGTAGGTCTGTGTTACCTCTGTGTATATCGGCATGGCATTCAAAGCACAGGGGCATTGTGAAGATGTCAGAGGCTTTGTATCCCGCACCACCAGAAACAGGCATACCCCTTCCCTTCAAATGGTGAGGTACTACTGTACCGTCCTTTATATGACATGCGATACAGGGTAGCTCAGATATGAACTTTAGGTAACCCTTATTAACCCACCTCTTATTTTTAGGTATTGCTCCAGAGTGGTACATATGCCTCTTCTTCTTATCAGCCTCTGGTACATCTGGCCCCTTTAATTCATCTGGGTAATCAGATGATTTCACAGGCATCCCCAGTACAGGCTAATTCCTGACTGCCTGTAGTATTATCATCACTCTCCTTGATTGAGTACCAATCTATATCCTTCAGCTTTGGAAAATCCTTGTACTCTTGGGCAGTAATCTCTTCATAGGGAGCCTGTTGATACACATGACCATCATCCGATTTAGGCAGGAAGCTGACACCACTCAGTATATCAAAGTTCTCATAGCACCAAGTACCAACCTTTAACCACTCATCCTCTGCCACATAGATTGTCACAGAAGGCTTGTGCTCACACCAGTGAACGGCAAATTTCTTCCACGTTTCAAGGTGGGAGATAGCGTCTACGTCATCCTTTATGACAGACTTGGGAGGAGCCTTCATTGGAAAAGAAAACACCCATGCCTCTGAGTTGTAGGGGTCTTCACAATAGGGAACCCCTGAGTCGAACAGAGCCTTATTGAGAGGGTCTTTCTTATCCTGCCTTACTCTACGAATATAGTATTTCGCAAAGGCTGGATGTAGACCTGATGATGCCACCCCAGTTAGCTGTGAAACTGTACCAGAGGGCTTGATACAGGTTACGGCTACAGATTGTGATATCCCTAACCTGTTTGCCCATTCTGCATTGGTAGCCACAGCTATATCCCTCAGACCCTCTAATTGTTTTGGCGTAGCATTGAGAATAGCAGGGCAGTCATACACCCCAGTAAAGCTGACACCTAACAGCCTCTCCTCCTCTGCGTTCTTCTTCCACACAGGACGTACATACCTGAAATTGGTGAGGGTAGACTGATAGGTTCCCAACACAGTAGCCCAATGTATCTTGTCAGACACAGAAGCTAGGCTATCGTTGGGCCTCAGTATGCACTCAGAGAGGTTACAAAGACCAGAGGGTCTAAGCACCACCTCACTGCAAGGGTTGCAGCCGAATTCATAGGTGCTATCACGCCTCTCTGGAGCCATGTCTTGAGCAGCTTTCCGGTTGAATATTCCCCGCTCACCACTTCTGGATTCATACAGAGAAATCCACTCACGCATGAAGATGCCCATGTCAGGTCGTTCGGTGTAGCACACAGAGTTATTGGACAAGGCTCTCTGTCCTTCCTCTACCCACCATTGACCCATCTTAGCCCGTTGCATACGTTCATCAGTGAGGTTGCTCAGGCTCAACTCAGCAGCCCTGCGTACACCCCCTACTACCACAGCCTCTCCATTAAAGCACAGCAGGTCGTGGCACTCTATGCTGTTAAGTCTACGTCCAGCAGCATTTCGGAATATTCTAATATAGTGATTGAATAATCTTTCCAGAGGATCAGGTCCACTGGCCCTTCCGCCGAAAATTTTGAGTCTAGACCCGGCAGGTCTTATGCGACTGAAGTCTAGTTGTGGTATAGCACCAGAGTACAGTAGGCTAACTAACTCACGGAGAGCAGTAGCCCATCCAATCTTAGAATCTCTTACCTTGATGATACTGTCGGTAGGGTGAAACTCGTTAGCAACTTCTGGTAGCTTCCCAATGTACTGACGCTCGACAGAGAACCCAACCCCAGTACCACAGAGCAGGACATATAGGTTCTCATCGAATGCCCTTACATGGTCTACTGTAATGTAGCTACAGTTGTAGCCAGCTATGTGGTCACGCTCTAATGCCCTTCCACTCGTCATTAGACTTCTCATTGATGGAACAACATCACGGACAAGCACAGCAGTACGCAGGGAAGCAGGTACTGGACATATCTCTTCCATGAACTGGAAGTACCTGTCTACTGTCTCTTCCCAAGTCTCACGCCGACCCTCTCCCGGCAAGTACCTTGCATAACGGGACTTATGTATGAAGGACTCGTAGGGATTCATTCGCCAGAACAATCGGGACAGCGGGTTTCAAAAGTCTTTATCCCGCTCTCTACAAAGCACCTTAACTGCGCTTTAACCTCTTCCAAATCTATCGCCTCAAGTTCTTGACAATGTAGTAGAGTGTCTTCCACAAGGTTATGTATCAATAACACAACCCTAAAGGTGTTTCCAGCCAAATGCACTAAGTCAGATGAATGAGTCATAGCCCACTCGTTGTCCTCTCTAAACTCCTCGTCAGAAATGGTTTCCATCTCAGACACATTTTTGGACTGGTTAAACTCTGTCATGCTGATTACTTCTGCTGACATAATAATCTCCTGTAGTAACGCCCCGTTATCCTAAGTCACCCACGGGGCCACAGGTGTCACCACAGGTATTAGTCCGTACCCCCGTAGTTCGTTGGAAGAGCTTCATCGCTGTCATCGACAGCGTGGACCAGAAGCATGATTAAATCATCGAAATCCAGTAGCGCATAGATACGAGAACTGTTCTTCTCCCCTATGGCTACAACTGGAATCTGTAAATTCTTTGAGCCTTCTTCAGCTTGTTTGTACCAATCTTTGAGGTATTTGCTCAGTTTTTCCCTGTATTTGCACTCTATTCCCAGATAGGGATGCTCCACATCTAGATCGGTTTCACGGTCAGCCACACTGATCCTTCGACCACCAGATCGCTTGGCTACCCTGCGCTCAAACCTCTTCCAGTTCTTATCCATAAGGTCTATCCGGTATTTGTTCATAGTTCTGATGGTCTTTTCTCCACTGGCTTGGACTCATTCGTTCCCAGTTACGATATTTCTCACAGGTGTGTCCTGTCCTACAAAATGCCTCATGTGTACACCCGTTGCAAGGAGCGCTTCTTCCCTGCTCCATGAAGATGCCGTAGCTTTCTGTAGACATATTCATAGTTCAGTCCACTCCTCTGGGCTATACCATTTCCAAGCCTCAAGAAAATTAACCTTACTACATTCCTCTGCAAGGTATCCCTGCTTACTATCGGCTAGAACCACTTTAGCCTCGACAATCTTGTTTGTTTCAAGATTTTTAAGACGCACAACTTGGCCTCTCCTTTTCAAAATGGAGCCTCAGTTTTAGAAGATTCTTCTCTTCCCCCATAGGACGTAAGATTAGATTCTTCTCTTCCCTTATAGGACGGAAGATTAGATTTTGCTACTTGATCTGCCATGAGTAGGTTCAGACTTGCTCTGTCCATCCACAGATCAATCTCACATTCAGCCATATCCCAGTGACGGGCTTTTGATATTGCAATGTAGCAGTCTGCATCAAGTGGGTCTTCACTATAGTACCTTTGAAGCAGTATTACATTATCCACACGGTCTGTCAACTCCCCTGCACCCCTGATTGAAAAACGGTCTATTTTGTCAGACACAGAGAAAGACTTACGGGCATGAGCCACCAAGATAATATGGACTTCCAGATCACGGGCAAGATCACACAGGCGACACACCACATCCTTTTGGGCAGTGTAGTCATCGTTTTTAATCCCAGAAATCGTCATCAGGGAGTCCACAAGGATCAGGTCAGTTGCGTAGTGGTCAATTGAATAACGTATACCCGCTTCAAGGGTGGGCATATCAATGGACCCTTCCTTGTCAAAGAAATACAGCTTATCCTTAGTCCACTTCTGTAGTTCAAGCCCGTCGTTAATGTCAGGCTTGGGCTTTAGACTGGTTTGTCTCCACAGTCTTATCAACTGTGAGCGGGGTGACATCTCTAGAGACACAGAGAGGACTTTCGCTCCTTGGGCCATGCAATTCAAAGCCACCTGACCCAAGGCTAAACTTTTCCCTGATGAATTCACACCACCTAAGATAGTGCATTCACCAGTACGCAGTCTGAACTTCTCATCCAGTATAGGCCACGGCATCTTATACCCTGTCTTGTCTTCTCCAAGCACATAGTAGTCCATGACCTGCTTAGTGAAGTCTTCAGCAGGACGGATGGATTGCTCAGATTCAATCTGAAGGTAGGGTGCTAAAATTTCGGGGGTGAGAATTGCCTTAGCCATCTATTCTGTCCCTCCCTTCCATTTCCCTGCTGAGGTGACGCATATCAGACGCAATATCTGACAGTTCTTCCATAGTCGCTTCAATTAAAGAAGCCGCATCGTCTAGCTGGGTGTAGGTTTTAATACGCCAGTTTACATCCGAAATTCCAAATATATCGTTTAGACTGCGAATTTCTGTCATCGCGTTTAGAACAGAGGCTTCAAATAAAACACTAAGTTCTCTATCGGACAGTCCTTTTAACCGCCCAATAGTCGGTGTCTGAAAGTGACCTTTTTCCGCTTCTCTTTGCTCTTTCTGGCTCATAATAACCCCTTAAACTACCGTCCCTGAGTTTAGAAACGTAGATACTTTTCCAATTCACAACTGCGTACCCACGACCATGTGCCCTAACTTCACCAATAGGTGGGTCCACAGCATCAGAACCAAACCTGTTGATACTATAATCCAAAACATCATGGAACTCAACCCTTCTTTTATCTCTGGTTTCGTTCTTGTCGTCCATACCCTGCACGTTGAGGTAGGAAGCCCAGCACTTAGCCAATGCCGTGTTCTTCTCATATGCTGGTACTACCAGTTGGCGCAATCGCCCGATGTTGTTTACAATCCGATGCAGGTATCTTTCCTTGTCGAACCATCCCGTCTTACGTCGTTTTATCACACAGTCTCTCTCTACTCCCATGACGTGCTTTAATATAAGTCTTAGCGTCTTTCGTGCTCTTCCCATTCATACCTCCTACTATACTATTTTTGTTATTATGACTACATATACCATAAGGGATACATTATATACCAACAAAGAGGTATACACAACCCGGTCAGTATGATACTATTACGATGAATAAACCGTCTCTTTAGAGGAGAGTAGCGTGAAACACATTTATATGAGTCTCGATGTGGAAGAAGTAGCGGTTACATTTGTAGAGAAGTTCCGTGATATATTATCGGATAAGGATGCCAGCCACAGTTTTTACATGCAGGAACTGAACGGCGCATCCAGCGGAAATGACGTAGCCAAGGAGTGGGTTAAATCCAAGGGGATTGACCCATCAGAATACGAGGGGTTTGATGATGAAAATGAAGACGCAGAACAGGTACAAATGGCCTTGGTTATGTGGCAGATCAGTCTAGGTAAACCGATAGAAAAGACTGTGCAGGTAAAATGCGATGTGGTAGACTCTATAATGAAGAAGGTAAATTATGAGCATTTATCCTGAGTGGAAGAAACGCAAGACAGTTGAATTATTGGACTGGGTAAAGAAAGACTTGTTGCGCCTCCAAGATTTAGCTAAGAAGGGTGGTTCAAATATGCGATCCGATATGCTAACCGTTGTGACCACTGACAATGACATTATTGATGAAGTCATCAGAAGAGAACAATGGACAATAGGCATGGGGGATTGAGTATATAAGCATTTACTTATGGACATTCACTATATAAATCAAGGAGATAAGCGAGAAAGCCTACTATAGTATAAGGGGATGAAAATCCAGAGGTTGGGCTGGAAAAGAACAGGGATGGTGGAACCCGCAACCCACAGAACCCACTACTTTGCACACCGCTATGACAGGGGGCGGGATATAAAACACGGGTACAGTGATATTAGTAAAATCCATCCTAAAGGATGCCGTGACAATAGTTGTAGAGTACCAAGGAGTATCTTTCTGACAGTGTATATCACTATGCCCTGTCAAAAAGACACTTATGCTTGAACCAAATAAGAATTACGCAGAAGACGCTATAGCTTGGGTCTGGACCATTCTCCGCGCTAACGCTGGTCCAATATCCTTCGCATATCTATTGAAGCGTTTCACAGGGAGACAAGACTTGTACCGCAGGTCTGATCCAGAGGACAGATTGCACAGGATTATTGCACAATGGAATATGCACAGAGCACAGGACGGGATGATTCGCAAGAGAAAAAGCACAGACGAGCACACAGGAGACAGCGTAACCTAGTCCAAAAGGACAACCCCTACCGTGGTTACAAGCTAAAATCCAGCACAGAGTACAAGCGTAGAAAAAGGGTTGACTTAAACACAGAGTAGCTTTATAGTTGTTTAATGCTGAAAATTAGCACGATGACGGGTAAACTGGTTGATATACCCGCTATCAACACTAATACCCTGACAAACGAATACTGTCGAAAAATGCACAGTAGCAATGCACGGTGTATCTGCACAGAGTGCTATAGTTTCGCAATGTTGGAAGGTAGTCGTAAAAACTGCGCCCCAGCATGGGAAAAGAACAGTATATTATTAAAGTCTAATATACTAAAGGAATTCCCACAGTTTAATAGTTTATATGTTAGGTTTCACGGTCACGGTGAATTGATAAACGAGACTCATTTTA